TTCATAGCAGCTATAGGATCATCTCCATTTATAGCGGCTATAACATTACGGTATTCATCTTTATTTAATAATGTTTCATTAGGTGTCCATAAGTTATCAAAAGCTAAAGAAAACATTGTTTCTCTACCACCTTTATTTAACATTTCATGAAAATCATTTTGATATGTTAATATATTATTATCATTAAGTTCCACACCATTTTCATATGCTTTTTCAAGAAGTTTTAATGTTGCGCTACCATTTTTATAATCTTTATTAAAATAATCTGGTAACTCTTCCATAGTAGAATATCCAAGTTCATCATCTCCAAAAGATATATGACCACTTTCATTTATCTGTAAATCTTTTTGATATGTAAATATTTCCGCTAATGCGTTTACATCATTAGGATCATTTACACTAGATGCATTTTTATTATAAATATCTTCAGTAAATCCTCCGTTAGCTTCTTTAAATTTATCCCAATCACCAGACAATGTCCCGCCTTTTCCAATAATAGCTTTTAATCTATCTTTTTCAGCTTTTAATTCTAAATAATATGGATCATCAGGTGCTACATTTTGCATTTTAATACCTATCTCAGCCTGTTGTTTAGCAATATCCATTACATATTCTTTTACTTGATCTCTATATTTTGGAGGAACAACACCATATTCAAAACCAGTTTCTACATTATCAACTTCGTGTTTAATTTTTGCGTTTGTATTATTTCTTAACATACTATCAAAATCATTTCTATTTACACCACTATTCATAGCGGCGACTTTTCTCGCACCCTCTAGTACAGCTTTATGAGCAGGTACATACCCACCATATTGCCCGTAGTTTTTATGTATTCCAAAACTTGATGATTTTCCTTGATTTGCCATTATTGTATTTTTATTATTTTATATATATTATCCTATTCCACCTATTCCACCAGCCATCGCGTCCATAGCTCCACCCGCTGCTTCACCCATTTGACCTTTGCTTGCGCTGTTGCTTCTTTTGCAGCACCTAATCTTTGACTAGATTGATCAAATAAGAAACTTCCTTTATCAACTTCCATTTGTCTAGAAGCTGTTGCACCTTGTAATTCAGACTGTTGTAATGACATTGCTCCTTGAGCTTGTCTAGCTTGATTAGCAGCTTCTTGTTGCCCTATAGATGCAGATGCTGCTTGTGATTGTTGAGCACCTTGATTAGCCATAGATTGTGCTAATGCAGCAATACCAGATCCTCCGGCAGCTCCAGCCATACCACCCATGATATTGGCTTGTGTTGCTTGATTTTGTTGTGCTTGAAATTGTGCTTGTTGTGTGTTTACCGTTAAATCTTCGTATGCGTTTTCTTGATTAGCATATAGATTAGACGTATCCATACCAGCCATACGTTGTTTAGACGCATCAAATTCCGCTTGTGCTTTTCTTTGTTCTCTTTTCCTACCTTTACTACCTATTATACCACTAGCTATACTGGTTAAACCACCAACTGCTCCACTTACCGCGGATCCCATTCCCATCATAATTTCTAAATTTTTAAGTTATACATATATAATCACATATTATTTACTACTTTCAACTATTTCGCTATTAACAGCGAATATTTCAGCTTCTGTAGTTGATGTGTTTACGAATCAATTAAACTTGACATATTAGCTCTACTATCTTTACTAAACATTAAAAAACTACTATTTGTAGGTCTAGTAGTTGTACTTTCCACATGCACCTGCATTGTGTTTGTTGCTCTTGTTATAGATGTTACATTACCTATTTCAATTAAATTTGTGTCAGGTGTGAATGTACCATATTTTTGAACTGCATTACCTGATTGATCTTCATAGAAAATAGGTGAACCACTTCCATCATAAGCTGTTCCATCCGTGCTATCTACATAACCATATTCACCATCTGATAATGTTTGGTCAGATGTGGTCATATGATATGCTACATCACCAATTTGAAGTGATATATTTAATGGATTTGGAAATACTAATGTTAATCTTGCCATATATTTTTATTTTAATGATCTAATGTATCTGTTCCAGTAAATCCTAAATTAGTACTAGTTGTACTACTTGTTAGTTCAGTATTTATATCAAATGTTATATCACCTTCTACATAAGAACTTGTTGTACCAGCAACCAACGTAATTGAATCTGGTTGAACATCATAACCTGTGATTGTTATCCAAGTTGCACTTAAACGAGTTATAGAGATTGCGTGATCATCAACATTTGGATTTGTATCAAAATTACCAAAGAATCTATATTTACCTGTTATTGTTGTTCCAGCTGGTACACCATTAGCAGCATCAGTATGCGATAATAATTGAGGTGATACAACCAACGGTGGAGTACCTGATGTAGGTGCATTTGCTATTATTACAAATGAACTAGCACCACCACCTACGTTTGTAGATCCACAACCTGTATAATAACCTTCATTTACATTTGTAATATTTATTGTAAATGCTTTTTCAAATGGTGTACTTCCATCAGCATCAGTCGATCTAACCCTAATAGTTCTCGTCGCTCCAAGAGCTTCGTAATCATGTACAACTTCATTTCTTAAATTAGCACCACTAATATTAAAATGAGCATTATGTGTATCTCCAGTACCAGATACTAACGTATAAGTATAAGTTCCACTACCATCAGCATCAGTTGAACTAAATGCACCAATAACAGTATCAACTGCAGTATTTTCTGCTTGAGTATCAGCTGATAAAGCTATATCAGTTACAGGATCTGCTACTGCTGCTACAACTATTGATGCTGTTGCTGTGTTACTGTATTCCCCTAGTGAGTCTTGAACTCTCCATGTAAAAGTTACTGTACCATTATAATTAGCTGTAGGTACAAATTCAAAAGCACCTGTAGAAGAATTAATAGTACCTAAAGCTCCATTACCACCAGTGTTATCAGAAACTAATGAATATACTAATGTATCACTATGTGGGTTGGTAACTTCACCTGCTAAATCCTCATTTAAAGTAACATCTTCTACTGCAGCATAATTAGCATTTGCAGCTGTACATGGTTGGTTTATAATATTATCTATATTTAAAACAGAGGTTACATTTGCTGTACCACCACTTCTTGCTCCATATCCATCTGCTTTAGTTGCTATTATTACAGTTGCAGTTCCACCACCTGTTGCCGCTAAACCTATATTCTCCCATTCACTACCGTTATTACTAGCAAATAATGTATTAGAAAAATCATTATTACCAGCTGTGTCGTATGCTACATCATAACTAAAAATAGGTTGTCTTCTTAGAGTAATATTTCCACCAGCATCTCTTGTAACTGACATGCTCAATGCTTGTCCATCAATAATATTCCCATATTGATCAACATTCACATCAATACCATACGGTACTGTTAAAACGTTATTTGTTGGTACAGCTGTGATACCCGTACCTGTACCTGTTGTAGTTATTGTTACATTAGCTCTTTGATACAATGTTTTTGTAAATGCATCGTTATTAGTAATACTACCTTGTGTGGTATTAGTAGCAGGTGATGATCCACCTATAACTGAAAAAATATATGATTCTAGTGGTGTAACGTTTTGTACTGGAAAAACAATATCAGTTTCATAAATACCATCAGGAGGTATTTCAATATTATCTGAATAGCTTTCACTAGTACCAGTAAATTCATCAGTTGTAAAATTATACCAAGTATCAGGAGACCCGTCATTTCTTATAAATAATCTAGTTGAAGCACCAGGGGTACCATATATTCTTAATGTTCTTGTAGCTCCAGTTGTAAGAATTGTTGTATCATCTATTAAAATAGCAGAGATTAAATCAGCAGCTACTGGTATAACTACCGCTGTTGCTACGAAATCTAAATTATGTCCACTTACAGCTACACCTGGATTTTTCCACGTAATAGTATATGTTATTGCTGTTAAAAAACCACTAGTATAAACATGATTACTAGCTTCAACTAAATAATTATCTGCGTAAGCTCCAACTGATGTTTTTACAAACGTTGGTGTTGTAGCAAAGTAATTATCAGCGGATGCTGTAAATGTTTGGTTTATAATTACAAGCTCTTCATTCAGCTGAGTGGCTGTTACAGAATAAGCATTACCACTAGCACCAGTGATTGGACTAGCTGTACAATTTGTTAAAGCTTGATCCCAAGTTCCTGCTGCTGTATAAGGTATTAATTTCTTATCTGTTGCTTCACCTCCTAAATCAACTTCCACATTTACATTCGATGTAATTGTATAGGCATCTACAAGATCAAGTATAAAACGGACTTTATTACCCACTGCATATGCAGATGATGTATTTGTACCTTGAATAACGGGACTATTGTCAATAATACTATCATTATTAGAATTATGATAATATTGGAATTGATCTGCAGAAACAACATAACCAGCACTTTTAGGTTCTATATATAGTGTAATTGTAGCACTACTACCAACTGCAACACTGTTTGTTGCTGTGTAAGTACCTGCCGCTACTGGTAAACAATTTATTAAACTAGCCATATTAATCTGCGTTTTCTGTTACTGTTATTATAGACGTTGTTGGTGCTGATGTGTCTGTAACACTAGAAGGTACACCTAAGCCTTGTATATTAAATTCTCTTGAATCTAAATTAGCTAATGTAGTTGCGTTACCTTTTATATAATTAAACCATTTACCTTCTTTTTCTATAAACTCAGGTATGAAACCTTCTTGTTTGTCGGTTGTTATAGAACTAACATACCAACCTGTTATAGCGTTTTGATTATATAATGAACCAGTGGTATCACCAGCTCTATCACCAATAGAATCAAAAGGTGTACTAGTTATAATATTACCTCCACTATCAAGACCTACTTTTCTAGTATCTTCTAATATCCTACTTTTACTTCCTTCATAACTTATTGTTTTAAAAGATTTTATTAAAGAAGGATTGTCATTCAACATTAATTTTATACTTGAATTATTTTGTGTTCCATAAAAATTATTTCTTGTTGCATTGTTATGAGAATACATTTCACCTAATCTCCAACTATAATAAACATTATTTAATGATAAAGCAAATTCAGGTAAAAATGATTTTCTACTAGGCCAACCAGTTATTTTTTCTTGAAAACTAATTGTATCATCATTACCCCTAACTTCATTATTTGTTAATGTTAAATTATATAAATTTTTATTATCATCAAAACTACCAACAGCAAAATCTATATTAGCAAGTTTGTCTCTAAAATAATCTGTCATACCATGTCCTGATATTTCAGATAAACCATTTCTTGATAATCTTAAAACAACACCTCTTGCTTTATCTGTAAAATATGATCTAAAACCATATGATGCAAAACTTTCCGCATTCTTACTAATACCATATTCGCCTATGTAAGGTACTGATTGTCCTAATACAGCATTTGTTGATGTGAGTTGTGGATTTCCACTAGCTTCATATAAAGCATCTTTATTTGCTAATACTTTTAAAACTTTATCTTCACAGCATATAGTTAAGTCTGTATCTCTTTGATGTATTTTTTGTATTGATCCATACTCAGGATTTAAATCTTTTGTTATAGCTTCAGCTTGTATAAATTGATTTAATCGATTAATTCCAGATGTTGAATTATATAATCCAGAATATATTAAACCATTTTTCCTAACTTCTTGATTATATTGTTCAGCTAATGTTGCTGATGCTTTAACACCTTTAGTAATTGTCATGGCATTATAATCATCTCTTATTCTATTTGATTCAACTCCATTCCCCCAAGCATAACAATTAAACCAATCTAATATTTGCGCTGTACCATGTGTACCTATAGCATATGCTTGACTTGCTTCATAATATAAATCTACATCTATAGCTTCTTTAGGTTCTGTCTCCCATATTGCTGGGTTTTGACTTTTGTATGTACTATCTTGATTATATGTTTGTAGTATTTCAATATTACCAAATGTACTATTTGCTACATCACTAGTAAAATCATATGCACCTATAGGTTTATCTAATTTTAATACAAATATAGTTCCTTTGTTACGTGGCCAATCTTTTTTACTAAAATATTTAACACCTTTCCAAGCATGTTTTTCAATTGTATATATTGTCTCATCAGGATCTTCTGTAAATCTAAATTGAGTACCATCCGTTGTTAATGCTGTAGCCATATTAGAATGTGCACCTCCATCACAAGACATTACATTTGTTAATTTATTTTTACTATGGAACATTATAACTATCTTAGTTTTACCAGACTTTATACCATATTTAAAACTGCTAAGACTACCACTAACCAAGCTAGGATCAGTTCCAAAAGCTTCATCTCCAGAAAAACGATCAAATGTACAATTATTTATATGCCATCTGTAGTTTGGACCTAGTTCTAAATAATCACCCATAGAATGTCTACCACAACCACCAGTTCTTTTATATATACCTGTTTGATGTTTTATAGAAAAACTATCTTCAGATACAGATGTTAATATATGATCTTCTAAGACTTGATCTCTATATACTTTCACAAAAAATCTACCTGTAAATTCTGCTTTATTTTTTACCTCTGTTTTTGCTATTTCTAATGATAAACCACCAACAGCACTTGCAAATGCTCCAGTAGGGAAAAATTGTTTAACATCGCTTAAGAATTTTTTCTTTAAATTAAATCTATATTCATCATCCCCATCACCACTAGTATTAGTATTAAGACCTATACTTGAAACATCATACCAATCGGATTTTCCTGCACTAGCAATTATTCTTATACATAAACCAGATGAAGATGTTATAATTGAATTTTCACCCCATCTGTCTTCAAAATCATCTTTATCAACATCTACATATGTACCATCAGGTAAAGGATAAGCATCAGATGCAAATCCTGTAACAATTATTCCAAATGAAGTTTTTGTTTCTTTCATTTCAGTTGGAGCACTATTTTCGATAGCAATAACTTTATATTTAGCTTGTGCTTGTACAAATACATTGTTATCGTGTTCTTTTTTAAGTATTAAAAACGTTTCTTCATCTACTTTATTTCTTTCAGCTGATGGAAAACTTAACCAAACATTACCGTCTTCAGCATCATACCAACGATCCATACATAGATTGTAATATTCATTAGATGTTTCTTTAATGAAAAATTTATAAGATGACGCAAATAATGGTGGGTTACTAGTTATATTAGCATGTATATTATTATAATTTACTGAATCATCTTTTGCTAAACTAAATGATGCAGAGTCATCACTTTGAACAGGTGTTTCTCTACCATAAGCGTCTCTATAAACAACACCTAATTGATACGTTCTTTGTGTTTTTACAGATTTACCAGCTGTTCCTATTGTAGGTTCAGATCTGACATTAGGTTGTATATCAAATTTTGGACTTATTTCTGTGCCATTACTATCTGTTAAATTAAATTGTTGCGTATAATTACCATACACTATTCTATTAGCAACTAGTTCTTGTGCTTGTGCTTTTAATGGCACATTATCCCAAGGTCTCAATAACTGGTTTGTTTCCACAGTTTTATATATCATTTCTGATTCTAATTCATATGTACCAGTACCTGTCCATTCAACATCTTCATATTTTATAGATTTTACGACATATATATTTGCGTTGTTCTCTTTTTTAAATAATATATCAATTTCTTTTACTTGTTTTGGTAAATCACTTGGAACAAAGTTTGTTATTTTTAAAAACCTTATATCATTAACCATACCAAGGTTAAATCCTTTTGCTGGTTCGTACTCAAATGGTTGTGGTAAAAAAGCTACATCACTAAAAGGTGAGAAACAAGAATATTCTCCATCTTGATATTTATATCTATAAGCAAACCTTACAAATTCTTTCTCAAATAATGCATCATCTTGTTTTAAAGTGACTTCCCAATCTGTACTTTCTGTTGGGGTATTTTCAGATATAGATAATATAGTACATACAAAAGTAGTTGCAGGATAATTATAACCTGTATTTATTTTAAGTCTAATAGCGTATTCATCATCAAATCCATTAGCATCATCACCAGCACTTAATATTAATGTATCACCTGATTGAAACGTTGGGTGATTAGAAAAACTTAAACTAATATTGTTTTTACCAACTTCAAATAATACATCACCACTACTAAAATTATATGATACTGTAGAAGCAACAACACCTGTTGTACCGCCTAATGTTTGGCGTTTTGTATTAGCCATTGTTATCGTTGGTTGTACAGAAGGTCCTTTTTTAATTACAGTAATATCATCTTCTGCAAAATTATATGTACTATCGTTTTGTTGTTTTAAAACTGTATGTGTAGACCAGTTTGTACTACCTGCTTTACATTTTTCTATATTAATAACTTTTGGTTCTGAGTTATTATCTGTCCAAAATATCAAACCATCAATAAAATTAACACCTGTTATTTTATATGCGTTGTCTTTAGAAAAATTTAAAACACTACCTGTGTCAACTAGTACAGGTACAACATCACCAGTTAGTTGATCATATTCTGCAATAGCATCAACACTTGTTCCAGTTATAAACCAATATATTTTTTCGTTTTCCGTATCGGCAATACCACCAATACATTTACTACCACTTATACCTATCGCAGCACTATATGCCAATTTATTACCTAATATATTTTGAGCCGCTCCAACATCATCACCGCTAGATCCAGCTACTTCTATATTTAAAGCATCTCTATATTCACCATTTGGTACCAATCTTTCATCGAGATCTTTATTCATTTTCCCAGATGTAAACGTGTGTTGTATTTCCGGCATGTTTTAGTTTTTAATAGTTTTCGATTTACCCCTCATTATCTGAGTTAATTCTTCAAGTTTAAGGTTCGATAATCTTAATTTAGCATTACGAATAGCAGCATATCTTTCTTTTTTAAATCTAGCAACTACGTATTCCGGAATATTTGTCCTAGTAGATAATACAGCATGAGCAATCCATTTATATATCGCTTCTTCAGCAAATTTATGTACTAATTTTTCAGCCTCTGTTCCTACACCATCACTAATATATTGTAGTTTAATTGTTTTCCCATTCATTCCTGAACTAAAATGTATAAAACCTCTATATTGATCTATATAAAAAATTCCATTTACTTGAGCAGTTTCTGGGTTAATACCATATCTTCTACCCTCAGCTCCACTAAAATCTTGAACATCAATTTTATCACTATCATCTGTATTAGTAGCTGATGATGCTTGATATTTTGTCCATTCATCTGAATTTTCAGATTCCAATAAATCATTACTACTATCAAACATGTAATTATAATCCTCGTCTTGTAATAATGCTTTTGGATTACTTGTTTTTCTAGCTGGATATAATAATCTTTCTACACCATTTCTATCACTATATGATACCTTTACATAATTAACATAATCATGAGGTAATTTCATTTTTAGTGAAGGTGGTATTTCAATTTCTTGTGATTTATTAGATCGTAAAGTATCGTAACTTAATTCTTGAATTCCTCTTTGAGCATGAAATAATATATCAGTTCTTTTAACTCTTGGTATTATTTTCTCTGCACCAACATAAGATATTATAAAGTTATTTATAATACTATCTAAAGTAATATATTGGTAATTACCTAAATCTTCATCAAAACTTAATTGTACAATAGTTAAAATATCATCTTCAGCTATACCAGTCCAATCACCACTAGCAACATCAAATGTAATATCACCACTAGCGTATGCATAATTACCTCTATCTATTTGACTACCTAATCTATAAACTTGAAAATCAGCTTCAGTAACTGGAGCAGGACTAAAAGATAATGCTACTACTCTACTAGCCTCTTGTGCCGCTGATACTATTATACTTTCTGAATTATTATAATACTGTTGTTGTGTTCCTGTGAATAATGGCATATCTTATTGTTTTTCTTGTTGTTCATTTTTTGCTTCTTCTTGAGCAGCTATTTGATATATTTGTGGATCTTTAATTTCTATTCCAGCGAGTTTTAATATTTTTATAACTAATTCTGTTTCTTCAGAAGCGTGTAATTCAAAATTTGTTGATGTATTAGCATTATATAATGTAGATCCATTAGTTGTATTTACAACATAACCCCACTGTACTACAGCTGGAGTTGCTATATAATTACACTTTACATTTGCTTCGTCAGCATCGTTTATAGTGACCGGGTAAATTTGAAAAGTAAGTTCTGTTAATTGTACATAACACGGACGTGTTTCGGTAGGTGCTATTAATGGAGAATTTTGTATATGATGTATTTGGTTTTGATCTATTTTTTCAATTTCAATATATTGACCATCTGAATTTTTATAATATACTTCCCCCATTCTATAATATGCTGGAAAAGTACCAATACCACCACTTGATAAATCAATTAATACTTGTCTAAATCTTTCGAATATATCTATTTTTTCATTTAGTATATCAACCATATCAGAATATGTAGTATCATTACCAGGCACTCTACTGAACGCATTTAGATCATAAAAATATTGCTCAAAAATATCCATCTGAGCTTGGTTGGCAAATAGATTAAACTCCTGTGGAGTCACATATCCCCTTTGTTCTTTATTAGCGATAGCCAAAACTCTTTGATATACTGTATCTATATTTACTGCCATAATTTCTTTTATTTATAGTAAGTAACCACCTCAATAGAAATGGTTACTTTCTATAAAGTGATTAATTTATTTAATCTTTTTTTCTAACACTTTAAGAACTTCTAATCCTTCATCAGTCTTAAACCATGCGGCTAAAGCTGAATACGGGTGTTCTTCAAATGGAACAGTAAATAATTTTCTATCGCTACTTGTCCAAATAAATTTCCTATTATCAGGTGATAAATTTATTATGCCAGCCTCGACAGCTTTTATTCCTATATTCCTAAGATGAACATTATCATCATTTGCTAATTCCTTAAAAGCAATAGGTGATCTTCTAGCAAAAATTAAAGAATCTCTTTTGATTTCTTTAGTTGACATTTTACTAACTGAACTACCTATTTCCACTCTTAATATAGCTTCGAGTTCATCTACACTTAATTTTTTAGCCAGTGTCATAGCCTCTAATTCTAACTCAATTTTATCTACTTCGTAACCTGCTTTTATCTCTGGTTGATATTCATAATAAGTTTTATTTAAACTAGGATGATACAGAGAAAGCAATTTCTGTAGATTTTGCTTTTGTTTTGGAACAGTTAAACTACCGTTCTTAAAAACTAAATGCCCTAAAGTCGCAACACCTTTTTGTTCATCAACAAATGGTGAGTTTTGATTAGTTGCATATCTTAGTTCTCTTTGAAAACCCGTTCCTTCATCAAAATAAAGTAAAGGTTTCCTTTGTGTGTGTCTAGATCCTATACGTAATACAGGTGGTTGTTTACTACCCTTTAACATATAAACTCTATCTTTCATTTCCCATTGTGTTGTCACAATAGTGGGTGTTTCCACCGCTTTTACTTGTGGTTCTTTAACCACTTTTTTTGTGTTTTCCATGATATAATATAATTAAATAATTAAAAAAAATAAAGGTGAAGGGTGCCGAAGCACCCGTCATCTTTAATAATAGTTGTTATGATTTCAATAATACGAAGTTATTCGCAGCTTGAACACATAAACATCTTTCTGAAAGGAAGTTAACAACCATTTCATCAGCGTCACTTGTATAGCTACCACCAACTGATCCAGTAATCCAAGATTTGAATTTTCTGTCATCAGCTTCAGAAGCTCTATATCTTACGTGTAAAAACGGTCTAGATATATTTTTCCCAAGATTTTCATCATAAACAGTTGAAGTTCCAGCAGGAACGATAACACCTTCGATGTCATCCATTAGTCCTCTTGTTACAGAGTCATTTAAGTATTTCCAGTCAGTTTTGTAGAAGTCATAAGAACCTCTTCTAAATCCACTGAAACCTAAATTAAGCGCCATATCCCTTTCATTGTTGAATACTCCATAAGAAGCTCCACCATGTGAATCAGAATTTTGATTAGCTAACATGTTGTCGATTTCTAAAGAAATATTTCTTCCTAAGAACATCATGTTTTCCTCAATAGCACCTTGTTTGTCTAATTCCTGAAGAATCGTATCGAATTCAGCTAACCCTGTATGTGCATAAGCAGCACCAGTGTCAACACTAGCACCGGCTACATAAACATCAAAGTCAGTATCTTCCCATACTAATCCTCTTGCAGTTAAAGCAGAGAATAATCCTTGAGTACCAGAAACTGCAAAAGCGGAAGTACCACCAAAGGTATGTCCAGAAGGCATAGTTACTTGCTCACCTTCAATCATTGCCATTTCCAATTGATCCTCAAATCTTAATCTAGCTTCGTGCTCAGATTTTAAGTACCATAAATATCCAGAAGCACCATTTTCAGAAGTAACTTCAACCCAACCTATTTGAGCAGTGTCAGAACCAGAGATTCTGTATCTGTCTCTTAAGATAGCAGGTCTGTTACTAAATTGAGTGAATCTTGAATCTAACGAACCACTAAGGTTAGAAGATCCTTTGATATATTCAGTACCATAAACGAAGATTTTTAAATTATCTCCATTGCTTAAATTAACTGCACCAGTAGCAGAAGAACCATCATCAACGTTAGTTAATCTCTTCTGTGTGTATGGAGCAACTGTTATTGTAGCTGTTCCACCACCACTTATTACTAAACACTTAAGAGTCTCAGCTGGAATCGCAACATTTTGTATTATAATAGTGTCGTGATCTTTAATGAGATTTGGTTCAGCAGTTGTGTGTGGTATAGTTATTGTATTCGTTGGTGCATCTAATACGTTACACGACTCTGTCGCGTGTCCGTCATCATATGCAACATGTAATCTACCTTGCTCTGACCAAATAACTTGATCTGAAGCCATAGGCATTTCAGCACCTACCATTTTAAGGAATCCAGAGACGGTTCTTTTCCCGTATCTCTCGACTTCTTTTTCGTAAATTTCTGGCAAGAATTGCTGTGCAAATGTTCCACCACCTGTAGCCGAATCGAATGATAAATAATTATCATTAAAAACAGTTTGATCAGGACGTGGGGTAATGTGGGCTAAAGCAGCCCCTGTACTTGTAAAAGCCATAATTTTAATTTTTAATTGTTAAACTTTATTTTCTAATTTTAACTCTAAGCTTACGTGAATCATCGCCAGTAATCGCTCTTACTTTAAAGCCTCCAGCTTCAACTGTTCCAGTAAATTGTTGTCTTGGGTCCATACTTACGTTTTTCGCCTTAGCAACACTTTCTTTTATAGCATCAGCTTTACCTTGTTCATAAAAGTGATTTGCGATTGCATCTGCATTCATTGCTGTAAATAAAGATTTATGATAACCCTTAGCGTCATTAATTTCATTTTTATCATTCGTATAAGGTTTGACAAAATTACTAATATCACTTTGGGTTTTCTTAACTTTATCAGCATCTTTAACATTGAATCTAAATCTTTTTTCCCCGACGTTATATTCAAAACCTTTGAATTTGTCGCTAAAAACTTGGTTAGTTTTTGTATTAAAGATATTAACTCTTTGTTCTTGCGTCTGCTTGATTTCAGATTGCTCTTTGTTATGTCTATTAAAAAAATCAACCGCTTTCTTTTGATCAGGTGTTAACTTAACACCAGCCTTGATCTCATTATAGTATTTGGACTTTAACCCGTCCAGATGGGTTTTAGCATTAGCAACTTGCTCTTTTAACGCTAATTTTTTTCTGCGAACATCTCTTTCCTCGTCACTATCTTCGTCGACGGAAAATTGATCTTCCATTAAGAAACTAATTTCATCATCATTTAGATGAGGCTTAGTTTGCTTATAATATTCTTTTAATAGTTGATTTTCATCAAGTTTATCATAATCTTGATTTAACTTAACGTAATCGTCAAGACTTCCACCAGTTTCATCCATAAAGTTTACAACTTTTTGAATATTTTCTGGTAAAGGTTTTCCAGTTACTTCAGCTTTTTCAACAGCTTCAACTACTTCTTTAGCAGTCTCTTCTATTTCTTCTTCTACTTCTTTTTCTTCTTCACCGGTTATTTCTTCAAGAACAGGTGTATCTTCTATCTCTGTTTTTTCTTCAAGAGTAACTTCTTCTACTTTAACCTTCTCTTTTGGTTGTTCTATTTCTTCTTTCTTACTTAAATCAACTTTAGGAATTTCTTCCTTTGTATCTTCCACCTTATCTTTACTAAAATCTACTTTAGTAATAGTAGGTTCGATTTCACCTAACTTTTTAGGTTTTGTAGCTTTGACAGCTTTTTTAGTAGCTTTCATATCACCACCTTCTTTTTTTACTGTCTCGTCTTTTTTAACTTCAGTAGATTGAATTTCTTCAACTACTTTTTCTTCTTTTTTAGCCATAATATAATATTATAAAATTAAACAATTATCTAGGTTCAAACATACCTAAATCAAATCCTGTACCTAACTGGTCATTACCTGTAGATTCAAAATTCTTAGGTGGTTTGCCTTGATTTCTTTGGTCGATCATATCAGATTGTTGAGTAGCTTGTATTCTAGTTCTTTCATCTTTACGATCTTCTTTTTCTTTTACTCCATTTTTTAAAGTATCTTGCTTCATTTGTTCCAATTGCATATTTAACTGAAACTCATAAGCCATTAATTCTTTTTTCAATTTTGCTTCTTGCATCATTTTTTGAGATTCAAGTTGTGCTTTACCAGCTTCTAACTGTAAATTAGATTGAACCATTGCTGCATTTTTTTGAACTTCTGCTTCTGCTATAGCTTTTTGAGCTTGTGCATTAGCATCTGCTTGAGCTTTAATATTTTTTTCTTGTAACTCCTGATCTTTTTCTTGTTTCTTCTTACGTCTTATTTTAAGAAGTTGGTTAGCAAGTTTTACATTTTTAATCATTCTTAAATCAACAGCATCTTCTAAATCTATACTTTGTTGAGTTAATGCCATTTGAATATTATTTTCAAGCATTTGTTTTTCTTCTTCATCTGGATCTAATTCAATAAATATCCCAAAATCATATAAATGTAAATTATTCATTTCTTCTAATGTACCTACATTGTGAGCACCTATAGATTGAATAAAAGCATCTTTTGTTGGTGAGTATTCAATTATATCAGAAACCCTTAATGATATTCCTTCAGCAACTTCAGCTGTTAAATATAATCCAGCTTGTAGTATATGTCTTGTTGCGGTATTAGAATTTGCTGCTGCAATTTTTTGTACACCAACCAACGCTTTTGCATCAGGTGTACTAGCATCCCTTGCTTCATTTAATCCGGTCACATCCCTTATCATTTGTAAATAATAATTGTATGTTTGTATTAATGATTGCATCTTTTGTCCACCGCTTCCAGATTGTATTTCTTGAATAGGTATTTTACCTGGATTCATGTCTCCATCACCAGTCATTGATCTACCTATAATACTACCAGTTTGGAAAAACATATTTAATGCTTCTTGCGGATTATAATTAGTACCATTACCTAAATCTATTTCAGCAAGACCATCGGCATCTAAATAAATACCATCAGGAACCATTCTACTTAAAACTTGTTGAAGTTTTAAATGTGTTAGTTGTATCATATCAGCAAAACCCGTAATTCTACCAACTAATGATTCAATTTTTCCTTTATACATTCTAGGAGCAACAATAGCATAATTCATTTTAACCTTAGTATAATCACTCTTAGGTCGTAACATATTCTTTGCTAATTCCCATTTAAGTAATTGGTCTGTCCCTAATATTAAAGCTCCTTCGTATAAAACTTCTAGAGATCTTTCTAATTTTCCAAATCTAGCTTCTAATTCAGCATCTAATACTGGATTAAATGTTTCATCTTTTACTATTATTTTACTACCACCAGTAGCTGTATCTTTTATTTTATAAACTTCTTTAGCATATGTTTTATAATTAAAATATAAAACTTGTATTTGATTTCTATCTG